GAAGAACAGACGAGATCCGAGATTAGCCGAGTTTTGACTCACGCTATTCCGAAGGTCACGTCGTCGGCTTCCGGCTACCTGTTCTTAGATACCGCAGCCTAAACAAACAAGTCGAATAGGGAACGCTTGATATGGGTTTTGAGGTCTACAGAGTAAATAGGCGCTTCGTGTGGGATGGCTGGCAATTCGCTCCCAGAGCTGGGAGTCATGGTCAGACCTTCAAGGTTCTTGAAGAACCTCGAGGGACTAGCAATGCTGCGAAAGCAGCGAAGGCCAGCTATCCCCGCGACGCTGCCGACTGGATGAAATCGCAAGGGTGCTGGGATGAGCGCTCTTGCAACCCCGAATTTTATGGCGGGGATCTTTGGATCGTTGAGGAGAACCATCCTCGCAAGGCTGCGATTTTAGCCCGTAATAAAGCGGTCTATTATTCCGGTCAAACGCCGATGGAAGAACTCCTCAAGGACGAAAAATATAAACGGCTCCTCGCACCACCGAAGCAGATGGTCCGGGCGTAGCTACTAGAGGAAATCACAATGGCAAAGCCCGTAGATCGACATCGAGGAACTACCTCGTTTCAGGTGTTGGAAGCTGACACGCTGAAACTCGGCACGAGTGCCGTCGAAGTAACGGCGACTCCGGCGGAGATAAACCTCCTCGACAACCAGGTCGCAGCGGCGGTCATGGTTGTCGGTGCGGAATCAACCAACGTAATCAACGTCACCGTTCAGTTCAACGACGCAGCGGGAACAGCTATGGCTACGCCGGTTGCGCTCCCGTGGTATTTCGCCACTGACGCTGCAGGGCTTGATGCTATGGCGACCGCTCACGATGGCGGTGTAGCTATCGGAACGGATGGCTCATTGATCGAGCAGGTAGCGAACCTGTCAGGCTTGATGATCTCTGAAGCGGACGGTGACGTTGATATCAACATTACTGATGCTGGAGCGTTCACAGCGTACCTAGTTGTCGTACTGCCGAACGGAACGCTCGCAATCTCTGCTGTGATAACTCACGCAGCGTAATTAGTTTGATTGACGGGGGTCAATTCATCATGCACAAAGCAGTCGCAATCGTCGGTTTCGCACCATCATCCAGACTCGATGCTCCGGAGCTTCCTCCGAACGTCGAGATCTGGGGGATGAACGACGCCCATTCGTTTATTGACGAAGCCCATCTGTGGTTTCAGATTCACGAGTTGGATATGATCGACGGTAGCGACTCCGAGTACAAGGATCGCCAACGTCCAGAGCTCGCTTCCGGCGAGCATGGCCAGTGGCTCCGGGAGACAAAGATCCCGGTAATGATGATCGATAAGCACCCGGAGGTTCCGTCGAGCCAGCGATACCCGCTTGAGAAGGTGTGGCTGTGGGGCGACGATCATCCGCCGTATTTCAGGTCTACGCCATCGTACATGCTCGCATACGCTATCTATCAGGGCTACAACGAGATTCATTTGCTCGGCCTCGATCTTTCGATGGAGACGGAATACCAAGAGGAAAAATCTTGTCTTGAGTTCTGGATCGGCGTTGCTATGTCGAAGGGGATCACGGTCGAATGGCCTGATTCATCTCCGCTCCTGTTCGGCCCTTTGTACGGGCGGAAAGCTCCGGAGGTAACTCGGCTCCGGGATATGGCTCAGAAGCGTCTACGTGGACACAAGGACGAATACGTGAGGGCGTGGAGTCAACTCGTCCGAGCGGTCGCATCGTTCGAGACAGCGAGCGATATCGTTAGCCGTATGCAGATCCCGGATCTCGCAGCGAAAGCAGCGCTGAATAAGTACCTGGCGACGAAGCGGGATAAGGTCTCGGCAGCGAACGCTACGATGCAAGCGACTGTCGGCCTAGTTAGGGAAACAATGCATTGGGCATCAACTATGGGAATCACGGATCTTGTGGAGGCTCGGCTCCCTGATATGGTGATGCCGACGGACATAGAAATCAAAGAACCGAAATCGGAGTTAGTAACGTTATGATCTATTTGAAAAAGCACGAGGATAACCTCGGTCCGTTCCATGTTCGAGTCGAGCCGATCAACGAGGCTCCTTATTACGTTGACATCACTGACGACCCCCAGTCATTTACTGCCGGGATATCCGCTGGGCTTCTGAGTAAATACTCGAAGCACATCGTCGAGGTCGCTCTTGAGGACGTCCCGGCAGAATTCCTCCACGAGTCCGACGTTCCAGAACCGGAGCCATCACGCTTCGCCTGTGAGGTCGAGGGCTGTGGTAAGGATTACGCCACGCAATCGAATCTGGATAAGCACACTAAGGGGACTCACGGCAGCCTGATCGAGAGGCTCAGCACAGCGAAGGTCGTCGAGTCAGAGCCGGTAGATCTAACCGCTGGCTCACCTGCGTCGTCGGATCCCGTAGAGGAAGTATCCGACGACACAGCCAAGCCCGTCGCCTCTTAGCGATGCGCTCAATCGCAATCATTCCAGCCCGGGGTAACTCGAAGCGAGTGCCGGGCAAAAATAAACGCATGATCGCCGGGAAGCCGGTCGTTCTCTGGGTGATGCTTGCTGCGCTTGAGTCGGGCGTTTTCGATGAGATCATTCTGACGTCAGAGGACGACGAGATCCTCGACCTTGCGCCCGTAGGTGTGCGGGTGTGGAAGCGTTCTGCGGAGCTCTCCGGCGACGAGGTAAGCGCCGACGATCCAGCCGTCGATGTTGTTCAGAAGATGAACAGGTATTACCGGGGCGACACGGCGGTCTGTTTACTTACGGCCTGCGTTCCAACGACCACGGCGGAGCTAGTTCAGGCGACGGCGGAAGTCTACGAGCGTGAGAGGCCGAGCAAGCTCGTAATGCTCAAGCTCGCCGATCACCCTCACCACATGGCTGTTCCGCTCGATAACGACGATCCGACTCGAGGGCTTCGGCGGTTTACTGAATTTGGAGCAGGGGAGGAATCGAACGCTCTCCCTCGTGTATATGTCCCGGCTGGAAATCTCATCTGGGGATCTTTTGCGGATTTCCGAGACGAGAACCCAAAACTTGTCGGTGGGAATTATTCAGAGGATACTTACGGTTATCTGGTTCCGGACGAGCTCGCGATTGATATCGACACTCCGTTCGATTTCAAGGTCGCCGAGTTACTACTAAATCAACGACGGGCTAGCAGCGCACTTGCGTACACCGGGGCTGACCCGGATTAGGAGATCTCATGGCAGCGGTAGTCACATTCACTGACCAGAAGCCCAACAAACGAGCGAAGGGCGGAACGCTCGGGAAGCTAATCATTACGTGGCTGGGACACACGGACGGCGTAGCAACGTCGGCTTCGATCCCGTTCAACGGAGTTATCCGGAAGATCACGACTGATCCGGGAGCAGCAGCGCCGACGTCGAACTACGACGTAACGCTCGAGGACGATCTAACGGCGGAGGATATCGCAGCGGGTACGCTCGCCAACCGCCACACGACGACGACCGAGGCAGTCGTCCCGGTTCTCGGGACGTATTTCCCTGTGGCGTTTGTCGGAACGTTCAAGGCAAAAGTCATAAACTCCGGGTCGGCTAAAAATGGCACGATCACTGTTTACTACGAATAGGATTCACCGTGGCACTCGACGCAAATTCATACTGTGCAATTACAGATCTTGAGCGCCGGATCTCCGATCTTCTTGTGGGGGCCGTATTTACTACTACGACTCGCCCGACGCTGGCGCAAGCCGAGCAGATGATCGACGATACCGCAGCGGAGATAAACGCCTCGCTCGAGTCCTCGGGGTACGTGGCTAAGATAGTCGTCGGCGACGATGCCTTCGCTTTCGCCACGGCCAAGACGGCGAACTCCGCAGGTGCAGCGGTCAAGGTGATGAACACGTTTCCGTCGGAGGCGTGGGATCCTGAAGCCCCGGAGCCGACCAGGAACCGAATCTCTGGATTCGCCTCGGAGCTAAAGAAGTTCCTCGACCGTGTGGAAGCCGGGAAGCTCAAGTCGACGAGGACAACGAAAGTCACGGCGAACTTTATCGTGGGGTCTGCTCGAGACAGGGAAACAGGCGACCTCAAGAACCCACTATTCGACAGGAACATGGACGGGTATCCGGGACGACTCTCGCTTACCGACTCCTCCCAATGACCTACGCAACGATTCAAACGGCAGCGTTAGCGGTACTGCGAAAGCTTACCGAGTTCGACACCGGGAACTCGCACGAAAACGACTACCGCCCGCTGTCGGTCGGGAAGCAATATCACGTAGTTCTTTCGCGCGGCGATACGAGCAATCGATCCATGCAAGATATCCCCGCCAACGGCGTGTATCAGAAGCGGTCTGACAGGCTTGTGAACATCGAAATTTTCGTGATGTATGAGAAGGATCTGTACACCACTCGGCAGCAGCTAAACACTATTACTCAGACGGTTCTCGACCACTTAGATAAGTGGCCAAACCTCGATCAAACAGTAGGGCTGATCGAAACGGATGCTGACAGCACTCCAAGCCCAGAGACGTTCACACAAGGGCGGTGGCGTTACCTAGTTCAGAAGATACCCCTAAACATAATCGAGTTTGAGACAGTGACACTCGCATGAGTTACCAAAGCGTCCAGGCTCAAGCTCACACCCTGCTCAAGTTGATGTCTCAATTCGACGCCGTAAATTCGTCAGAGGATGATTTCCGGACTCTCGCTGTCGGAAAAGCCAACTATGCGATCCTGCTCAAAGGGACTACGGGTGGCCCGGGATCCGGGCAGATCGACATCGCCGACGCTAAGAAGTCTTACGTCCGCCGAGACGATTACAGCGTGGAGGTTCACATATTCCAGCGGTACGTTACGGATGCTCTGGCGACTCGAGCAGCACTAACGGTTCTGGCCGATGCCGTCGAGGGTCATTTTGATAAGTATCCAGACCTCGACGATTTTGTAGGAATCATTGACAGTCGGATCGACACGGTTCCGGAATCGAGCGAATGGAGGTTCGGGTCAGGGGTCTATTTCAGGCAGATCGTAACGATCACCGTCGCTGAACTATCGACCGTTTACCTCGCTGAAACTCAGGCGGGTGTAATCTTCCGGTGGGACGGCGCAACTATCTGGGATGGATCGGGGTCGTGGGGATGACTCAACAGAAGTTTGAATTTGAAGGGGCAAGGGATCTTGCCACAAATCTTGAAGGGGCAGCGACTCTCATAAAGGGCGAGCTCAATAAGGCGTTGCGGAAGATCGGGAAGATGATGGTTCCCGCGCTAAAACAAAACACTCCACGAGCTGCCGGGAAGCTAGCAAATTCAACCCGGTTTCAAATCACAGGTAGTCCGGCGGATCAAAAATTAGAGATCCGTCAGGGTGCAAGAACTCCGGCTGGCGATTTTTACGGGTCATTCGTGAGGCTTGGAACGAAGCCCCACGAAATCCGTCCCGTAAATGCAAAGGCTCTGGCGTTCACTATTGGCAACAAGTTAGTCTTTGCAAAAGTGGTGAAGCATCCCGGGACGAAAGCGAACCCGTACCATGTGGATACGCTGAAAGAAAAGCAAAGCGAAATACAAGCAGTCGTTACTGATGCGGGGATCAACGTGGCTGCGAAAATAACGAGGTAGATATGGTAAACAGGTATCCAGGCAAAGATCTTTACTTTGCTATCGACGACTCCGCAGGGACGTTGCAACAGATCACGGGAATTACGTCCGTCTCGGGGCTGCCGGGGCGCGTGGAACACCACGACGCTACAGCGATTGGTGACAACGGGCGGAAACATGCGTCAGCCTTAGAGAACGTGGTGGTCACGGTTGAGGGCTGGTACGACGATACAGCGACGACAGGATCGAAAGTCCTGCTCTCAGCTCTCGCTGCTCTCCGATCAGCCGATCAAGAATCGACGATCAACTATGGACCCAAAGGGAACGCTTCAAGTGCTGAGAAAATCAGCGCAGAAACCAAGCTTGACGAACTCGAATACCCGGGACGGCTCGGTGATTTGATTGGATTCAGGGCGACCTTGCTGGTTCAAGGCACGATTACCATAGGCTCATTTACATAATCCAACGAAAGTAGGGAACGTATGGATTTAAAAATGATCGGGACTTCATCCGGGGGCATCCCGATATATCGGCGAACTTGGAAGGATGGAAGCTGGTGGGAGTTCTACGGCGAGCAGCCGTGGATCGTGACCCGTCTACTCCGACAGCGGTTGGCTCCGCTGGATCCCGACACAGATATTCAGCAAATGGCAGAGATCTCTCGGACGGTTCGGCTGGCACACGGAACAACCGCTTGGTCGTGGGATCTCCCTGTGCATGAGGATTCGATTGATTCACTGAAATCTGTCAAGGTGATAGATCTCAGCAGGGTTATGGCGGAACTCCATTTGGCGGGTGATATGAACGAAGTGGGAGACGACCAAAAAAAAGTCTCCAGTGGGCGTTGGTGGCGAAGGATCCTGTCCCTCGTTTTTGGCTGGACGTCCACGACTACATCACGCAAATTGGGGTCGGGATCGCTGTCCCGTTGACACAAGGGGAGTTAGATGTCAGACCGGCGCACTGGATCAACAAACTGATTATCTTCATAAATATAAAAAATGAAGCTGGCTCAGCTATAAGGAACATGGCAAGTGCAGAGTAATAACGAGGCTGAAATCGCTATCACTATGACGGCAAAGGATGAAGCCAGTGAAGAAATGGCGAACGTCCGCGATGAAGCGCAGGGGATGAATAAGGATTTTGGCGGTCTCTCAAAGTCGATGGTCGCTACAACTCTTGGATTCTTCGGCATGTCATTTGGGGTTATGAAGGCGGTCGATGCCCTTCAAGATTCCCGCGACCACGTACTCGGCATTGATTCCGCTATTGCCGTTCTTGGGCCGAACGCCAAAGATTCGATGGAAAAATTTGAGCCAGCGATTGGGACGATCTCAGATATCGTAAAAGAGGCTGATGAAGATGTGCGGAAGGCTCTACAAAATATCCTGACGGGATCCGGCGGAATCGAACCGACGGCGCAGGATATTGTTACGGCGTTCGCCGTGGCTTCCGGCTTCGGTGTTCCGGTTGAGGAGGCCGCTTCTGCCATCGGTCAGGCTCTCGGCGGAGTCATGGACGGGATCAACGCTATTGTGGATCCGTCGGATCGAAACCCGGTAGACAGTCTTGAAGAACTCTATGGCGACCTCGTAGGTGTGTTCGTCGATAGCCGAAGCACGACCGACGAAATAACCGCAGCTTGGAACGAATTGTGGAACGCTGTTACCGGGAAAAATTCAGGCGCATCAGGACAAGGCAGGAGCGTTATTATCACTCAGCCTGAAATTCCTACCTTACTGATGGATCCAAACAGCCCGGCAGGTCAGAGAACCCAAGAAAAATCCATTCAAGATATCTGGGGTCCATTGATAGATGCTCTCGGGTTGGATGTTACGGACCCGACGGCGGAAATGACCCGGGCTGCGATGCAGCGACAAGCGGGGCAAACCGTGACTCCGCCGGGATCCGGCACGGACGCTTTCGGCAATCCGATTATCAACACGATCTATCCCGGAGGAAACTCGTCTGCGGCGAACGGTGGGTTGGGAGTCATCATAAATATAAATGCGACAACGACGGAGGAGAGGCAACAGCAAATCCTCGACGAAGTAAATAAGCGGCTTGACGCTGCGCTGCGTCGCAACGGCGGACTAGACGGGTCATTGGGTAGGTAATGGTCGCACCGAAAATTGAAATACATATCGACTTCGACGAGGACGGCGTGTTCGCCGACGACGAGGAGGTCTCAAGTGACGTAAAGGCGTTTTCGATCACCGAGGGATTCGATATGTTTACGCGTATGCCACGGTCAAGATTCCTGACCATGACCCTGAACAACAGGAGCCATAAGTACACGCCGTCCAATACAGCCTCTCCGCTGTACCCGTTTCAGCTTCCAGGGCCAGACTGCCGGGTCAGGTTCGCCTATCCATATGACGGCTTTGCCGGGGACGATGGGGATGCTCTGAACGGTCGTGATGTCCCGCTGGCGAGCGATCAGTCGCTGTCGGATCCGAACTACACGACTTGGGCTGCAAACGCTCATTTTGAAGTTCGAACAAATCACATTGAATGTACGACCGCCGGATCAAAACTTGCCGTGATCGATCAGCCGGGTACGTGGAACTCCAAACTAAAGTTCGGGGCGATTGTCCAGCGCGAGTCCGGCACGATCGTTTACCCTCACAAGCAGTCGCTTTTTGTCTATCGTTACGCTGACGATAACAATTATTCCGAGGTTGCACTGGAGCGGACAAGTGCGATCTTACCGCTGGAAGTAAAGTTCAATAAAGTCGTCGCCGGATCTCTCTCTGCCTACAGCGCAAGTGATATCGAAAACGACATAATCTCGATCTGGGCAGACGGCGCAAAGGCTCGGGTTGAAATCCAGTTATACCACCAAGAGATTATCGTCTGGGTTGACGACCACGTAGCCTCACTGAATGACGCACAAGCGACGGGAGTGACCAATACAAAGTTCGGAATCGGCGGTGAAGAAATAACCGCAAACGCCGTCTCTGGAACAGCGGGATCCCGTCTGGTTCAGTGGGACGACTTTGGCGGGTGGTCAACGAAGTTTATGGGGAGAGCTGATCTGGTTCGACCGCAGCCGGATACCGGAGAAAGCGTCTGTGTAATTCAGGCGTATGACGACCTAGAGCGAGCGCGGCTAGATCTGGTTCAGGACTCGACGGCTATCAGTTCTGACATGGCTGCTGTTGCCGGGAAGATCCTTTCCGGGATCGACATCGCTGCAACGAAGCGAATAATCGATGACGGGACGCTTTCTTTGAACCCGACTTACCGGATGCCACTCAGCCGGAACGGGTACGCCGAGTTGGTGCAGGTAGCGAATGACTGGTATGGACGTTTTTGGGTTGACGGTCACGGTGTCTATCGGATTGAAAACAAAGATCACCGCGGCTCTACGCCTCACGGCAATAGCGCTTGGAGCGTCCGGGACACCGATGTGTCAGGGAGCGTCATCGGAATGGTAGAACCTATCGGCTTCGAGCTTGGTCTTGACCGTGTGGAAAACGAGATCTTTTATCAGTATTTCAGGGTGACGGCTGCGACGGCTGCGACGGTCTGGCAGCTTGAAGTAGCAGACAATCCGATAGTTGATTTCAGCCAGACTCCCGTAGCGGTGGAATCCACAAATTTCCAGCAGATGGATCTCGGAATTATCGGAGAGCAGTCTAACGCTGTGGGATTCTTGGTTCCGATTCCTGGGACTGACTACTCGATTGACGGGGCAGCGAATGGAACCGGGATTGATTGGGCTACATCGCTGGTGTCGGAAAGCGGAACCGTTTCGATGGCGAGCGACTATTCCAGCATTGACGACACGACTCAGAGGTTCGATTCGTCTACTTCGCTTGGAGGTGCTTCGTGGCCACGAAATGAGGGGTATATCATTGTCGTTGACTCGTCTAACAACCGGCTCCTTGCAAAGTGTGTATCGACTAACCCGGACGGGGACGGGACTCGTGTAAACCTCACCAACGGCGACGAGGCGGATTCTATCGACGGGTTCAGTATCTACCGCGAATCAGGCTTCTCTCTGGCGAACACACCGCTCACCTACGACGTTTTTCTCAACGCTGCGTATGTCATCCCCGGGTACGAGGGAAACTTTGTTATCTACCGGATAATGATTAACGACGGGATCAATGACATTCCTGAAAATGCCTACATAACGTCGGGTCAGGCGAGGGCGGAGCAGCATACATCGTCGAGCCAGACTGCATCGAGATCTGTTGATTCAGCTTCTACTACAAGGTACGGAAGGCGACCACTCAGCCATCCGGCGAGGCATATCGACAACCTGTTCCACGCTAGGATCATGTCTGCGGCCAGGCTTGCCGACCGCAAGGACGAAAAGTGGAGCCTGAAATACAACGTAAACGGCAGCTATGCATACGCAAATCTATGGCATTGTATTTGGTCGGAAATGGGCGACCGCATCGACATGTTTTATAGCGATGCAGGATTGACGGGCAAGAACTTTTTCCTAGAGAATCAAACACTGACAGTCCGAGATGGGGGCCACGTTATCACTTCCGAATTTGAGGGGCTTGAAACATAATGGCAAACAATTCAACCGCTGTAATCAGCACAGATGTCGCAACTCATACGCAGTACAACGCCGTCCGGGCTGACGCTATCGGGCCATACGGCGACGAGCGGGTGTGGCCGGACAATATCCACGCCAAGTTCGGAACCGGCGAGGACGGTGATGTTTACCACGACGGAACGAACTGGATTTTTGACTCCGTAAACGGCGACGACATTCTGTTCAAAGTATCAGGGACGACCCGGCTCGCTGTTACGTCGACCGGCTTCAACCTGGTCGGCGACTTCCTGCTCGACGATAACGAGAAGGTCACGCTCGGTACGGGCGGCGACGCTGATATTTACTTTGACGGGACGGATCTGGTCATCGATCCGGATACGGTCGGTGTGGGTAACGTCAAAATTGGATCCTCGCTCGTAATCGACGCCTCCGAGTCTCTCCTGTTCGGAGCCGTCGCTATCCTCGCTGACGCTGCCGGGACAATGACGCTCTCGAATATCGACGCTTTGGACGCCAC